GTGCAAGTCAAGCTGTACAAGGACTTTTATCTCTTGGTGCAATGCCGATTGATTACGTTGCTAATACAAATCTATTATCCGCAATTGATAATATTTTTGAAAAAATAACACCCGAAACAGATACAGCACTTGGTGATATTGTTTCTGTTCTATCACAATTTGGTATACCTGCAGCAGGTGCTGTAAAAATAGCTAGTGGTTTAAAAACTTTGAAAGGTGCAAGTCAACTTACAAAATTATCTAGTATTCCAACTATGGCAGGTAAAACATCGGAACTTGCTAAACGTGCAGGGTTCTATGGTTCAATAGGTGGTATTACAGATTTTGTTGTATCTAATCCTGCAGAAAATAGAACTGTATTTCAAACTTTAGGTTATGGAGAAGACTATAAAGGAAATCAATTAAAAGGATCTGCAAAAGCAGCAGAAGCATTTAAACAAAAAATTAAATTTGGTGCAGAGGGTGCACTATTAGGAGGTGGTATTACAGCCGCACTTCCTGTGGCAGGGACATTAGGTTTTAAATATGGATTAGTTCCTGCAGGTAAAGCTGTAGCTTTTGTAGGTGGAAATACTTTAAGAGCTTTAGATTATACTATTGTAAATCCTATGACTAAGATTATTGGCACTGAGACTGCAGGTACAGGTGTTAAAATGTTAGGAGCAGGATACGATAAAGCTGTAGACAAAGCTATGAGAGCTTTAAATATACCTAAAGCAGATTCTTGGAAGTTCTTATCTAAATCTCCAAACGCTCCTTTAAAAGATAGAATGTTAAAACGATTAGATAATTTTAAAAATTTATTTAAGTCTCCTGGACCTTTAAATGTAGAATCAAAAAGATTATTAGAACAAGTAGGATATAAAGTTAATAGAGATGAAAAAGCATTAATTAAATTAATGAATGATATTGATAACCAATTTAAAGATATTGCGAGTAATTATTCTGTAAGATTTAAAGATGGTTTTAAAAGCACTTCACTAGCAAAACAAGAGAATGATTTAATATTTAATTATTTACAGGCATCAGGACAAGATGCAAAAAATATTTTTGATCAACTACCAAACCAAGCTATTAAAAGATCTGCTAGAAGATTAAAAGCGCTGATGAAAAATTTAGGTAAACAGTATGGTAGACTTTTATCAGAATCTCCTGATGAGGCAACTAGAGATCTAGGTGCACAGATTATTGCAAATGGTGGTGCTTATCTAAGACAAGTATTTTCTGCATTCAAAAACAAAGCATATAAATTTGACCCTGAAAAAATAAAAGGTGCAAAAGACTATTTTAAAAATTTAATTACTAAAAATAATGATATGTTAAAAGATGTAGATGATTTTGCAAAAACAACAAATCGAAAAAGCGAGCAGTGGAAAAAATCTTTAGAGGAATATTCTTCTAATAGAATGGAATATTTAAAAAAACAAATTATTGAAAGTGATAGATCTCCCGACACAATATTTAATGCAGTAGCAAAAACATTTAGAATACCAACTAAATCTTTGAAAGATCAAACAGGTAAAATAGTGGGTACAGTTGAAGGAAAATTGTTAAAGCAAGGACAAACTATTCAAGACGTTGTAGATCTAAAAAAGTATAAAGCTGTAACTGATGGGTTTTTAGAAACCTCTACAGATTATCGTGCTGCTGTGACAGATACTTTTATGCAAACCGCAAAACAAGTTTATCAAAAACAATTCTTTGATAGATTATCTGATACAGGTTTAGAATCAGGTTTATTTTTTAGATCTGCTAACGAAGCAGTTGCTAAAGGTGTTAACCCAAATAACTTACAACAAGTAAAACCACTTATAAAATATGGTGAAGAGTTTCAAAGTAAGATGTTTTCTGAGGGTGTTGATGGCTTGGGTAAAACTTCAGGGCTATACACTACGCCTGAGATAGCTAATGCTATCAGAGGTGTTGATGAAAGTTTTGCGAGACTCTATGATATACCATTATACAAAGCTTTAATGTCTGTAAAAGCTACAGGTCAAATTGGTAAAACTATTTTCTCACCAATGACACAAATAAGAAACGTATCTACAGCTTCTTTCTTTGCGCTCGCTAGTGGATTAATAGGTGGTAGAGGTAATTTAGGAGATTCATTTAAATTATTAGCTGATGATTTATTTCCTGGTAA